AGACTTGAATAGACTTAGCACTAAATGCTCCGCCTTCAAAGTTCTGTGCGATTTCCGCATAAGTATAAACTCCGCTGTTATCTACAACAAAGTTATTTAATGTTGCTTCTTGCTCGTCTGAAAAAGACTTAGAAGCTGAAGCTGAAGCTAATTCAACTTCGTAACCCATTTTTCTAAGTTTTGAAGAAACACTTCTTGAAGAAGTTTCTAATTCTTCTGCCGCTTGTGCAACAACAACTTGAGAAACAGGGCCTTCGCCTACAAAATCAACAAGAGATTGTGTTCTCTCGTCTGTCCATTTTGGTAATGCCATTTTATTTTTCTCCTATAAATTTTTTTAAATTTTCAATTATCTGGACTCCTCGTTCTCGAGCAGTCTTGGTTTTACTACTTTCTAATCCACTTTCATTTATTAGCACAGTAACTTCTTTTGTTAGGTTGTCTTTTACTATGTATCCCAACTTTTCTAATACTGCTTTTGCCGCAGCTTTAGTTGGATAACTCTTTAATTTACCCGTGATACATACTGTGCCGTTCACATTTTCTTTTGGCTGAGTAGTTTTGCAACTAAAAGAAAAGGGAAGTTTATAGTATTCGTTAGTATGAAAATTATTAACTAACCAATCTACTAGACTATCCGTAGCTTTAGGGCCGAGACCTGCTTCTGAGCAAGTTGCTGGATTAATCTCACTTATGTGCGAAACTACTCGAGACAGCTTTTCAGTCGCAGTTCGACCAATTAATGAAATGCTAAATGCAGGTAAGAGAGTAATGAGGTCAACAGCTTTACTTTTCTCTATTTCATGGTGTAGCTTGATACCCAATTTCTCCGACCCTAGCAAGTCACATAACTCATTCTGTGAAAATGAATAAATATCGTGAAGGTCTTGTATGCCCAACCTACTGATAGTGGCAGGGCCAAGTCCTTTAATTTTGAGAGTCTTTGCAAAGTTTTCTACTTGTTTCGAAGACTTCGCATGACAAGAATCGTTGTAACAGAATAACTGTTCATTGACTAGCTGTAGCACAGAGCCACAAGCTGGACAATTCACTGGTATATCTATTTCTTTCATCTGTCTTTTCAAAATATAAGTATATTATACAATAAAACACCAACGTTTGTCAAGAACTATTTTTTGGAAAGTCTTGGTTAATCTTTAGCAAACATTCGAAGTTAAAACATTCGGTATGTCCACCAAATTTTATGGAAGGTTTATATGAATCTTCCTTGTATTTTTCATGAATGGCTTGTTCCATTTTCCAACAATCATAGATTGGTCCAAACCACTCTCTAACTCTCATTTGTCTATACTGTGGTGAATAGAAGTCACCACTAACTCCTCTTTGGAGTGTTCCTCTGCCTGTTTTTCCTTTTCTGCCTTTGGCTATCCCTACTTTAATAAACTTTTCGCCCGTCTCAGGGTTTATCATTTTAATTAAATATAAGATACCAGGCTTCTCTTTTTCTTCAGGCCTGTTCTTAAAGTAGGTTTCGTTATACTTACCTGCCACGGAATAACCACAATTTCATTCTATAAGCAAGTCGAAACCATCTAAAACCATCTCCGTATGGAGCTGATTTTAATTTATTATAAATCATTCTCTTTATACCTCTGTGAAAAGTATAATCGTGTATAAAACACTCGAATGTATGCTGTGACTGTCATAAATGCTACTGATATAACTGACAGCGACCACGCACTTGTAATATCCCAAATCTCAATACATAACCACAGTATTAAGTAATTTAAGGGAAACTGTGTGATTAAAGCACTGCCTATACTAAAGGCAGACTCCTTGTGTATTCTCACACTTCTTTTGTCTCTACTAAAAAATCCCATGTTCTTTATCTTCTAACTCCCATAATCCATCGACATAGTTTTCAGCGGCATCTTCCGCATATCTTTCACTATGTTCTTTTATAATTCTTGTTCCTAACATTTCATCACCATCATAGCATCTCACTATGTAATGGTCATGATATTTATATACTTCTGCTTTTCTTTTATCTCTCCAGTAAGAGTGTAATAATATTGGCTTTTCCATTAGTCATCTCTCCACATACTAATATCAGGTGGGTCTGTATCGTCAAAAAAGAACAATACAAATGCAAAGACTGCTAGAATAATAACAATAATTGTTAGTAATTTACTTTCAAAAAGCATCGTCTTTATACACCTCTTCTAATGTTGGTTCATATACATCTCGTCTGAATACCTCTATGTCAGGTATTTCAAACTTGACTCCTGTTCGTTTCTGTATTCTTAGTTGCTCATGTACCCATAAGTCGTATTCAGTTTTTAACTGTCTTTCTGAGTATAATATCACTCTACTCTCCTTACTATCTTTGGTATAATTTTGCCACTTCGTATAACTTCTACTTTGCAACCTATCTCCAAGCCTAGTCCTTTTATAAACCCAGCATTGTGTAGAGTTGCTCTTGTAATGTTTGCGTCATCAATTACGATAGGCTCTAGAATTGCAACTGGAGAAACTGCTCCAGACTTACCAACATTCCACTCCACATCAAGTAGAGTAGTTACTACTCCTTCTTCCCTAGTTTTAAAAGCAAATGCTCCTCTCGGGTGGTGTGAAGTATATCCTAGTTCTTGATATTTTTCATTACTGTCAATTCTAAAAACCTCGCCATCTTGAGGATACATACTAGCATCGCAAGTCAGTACAGTTTCAAATCCATACTCTGAAAGCATTTTCATATCTTCTAAATAAGTTGGGCTACCATTTACAGGTTCACAACTATGTGCTATGAATACTAGGTCTCTGGAGAGGAACTCTTGTTCATTCTTTAAGTTCAATGCCCCAGCAGCATAGTTTCTAGCATTTGGTATGCTCTTCGGAGCAACTACTTCACCTACTACTTGAAGAAATGGTAATGGAATAGTTGGAGGAACTAGGTGCTTAACCAAATTGGTAATATCTACTCCATGTTTTCCATCGCCTCTAGTAAGAGCAAGTGTAAGACCACCATGGTAACTTACACTAACAGCTGCTCCATCTAACTTGGGTGTAACAATGCATGCATCGTCTTTTGCCCAAGATGGCGGAGTATCCTCTCCTTCAAAAACTTTTTGTAAACTATAAAGTTTGAAAGCATGAGGAACTTTATTGTCGTCACTTTTAAATCCTACATAGTCGTATTGCACTTTTAGTCTGTCAAAGACTTCATCATCTATTACAGGTGTTCCCTCGTAATACATTTTTTCACAATACTCTATATACTCTTGTAACTTCATTTTCCTATATCTTTAATGTCTGATTTAGGGATAACTTGATAAGCTCCCTTGTTATATGCTATAGCTACAGTATACTTACTACTAATCTTCTTTTTGTAAGAAGTATCTTCTGCAGGGGTATACTTAGGCAGTTTGGTGGAGCTGACTGGAGTCGAACCAGCGACCTTCGCGGTGCAAACGCGACGCTCTCCCATCTGAGCTACAGCCCCTTGACGGTTTGTTCTTTTTCTGGGAGTAGACTTCTTTCTTCTCCCATATATATCGTAATTTAAACTTCCATTTATAATCATACATATATTATATCAAAATTATAAGCAAAAGTCAAGAAATATTTTTAGTTGAGGTAAATTTTATCTAAAATTTCTTTGAACTCTTGTTCGAGTATCGTTTTACTTTCAGCTAGAGATAATATTTCTACTAATCCTAGGAACATTTCTCTTGCATTATCTAAGTCCAACGGCATAGTTATTCCTTCATTACCTGGCTTCCACTCTTCGTCAAAGTCTTGGTAATATTTTCTGATGGATAACCACTCAACTCCTTTGAATGTATGAACTGTAAGACATATTTTTATATGTTTATTTTCATCGTAGTTGATGGTTTTTTCATAAAATGGTGGTTCCTGTAAATCAATCATTCTTCACCACCTTATTCAAAGGTAAAATTTTAGTTACATCTTTGTAATTAAGTAATCTATAAGAATCAGTATCCCAACAAAAGAGCAGCACAGTATCTGAGCCTTCCTTTGCCCTGTTCTTTCTAGCTTTTATATAGGGAGTTGAGAAATCCCTAGTGCATATATTGTATTTTAGTTTTCTACTATTTCTACTTCGATATGTGACATATGCGTCTCCAGCATCGTCCATTTTCTTTTTAAAATCATCTTTTGTCATTCGTTCCTCCAGTTTAATCTAACAAAATTTTTTGAATTGTTAAACTTTTGGTTCTTTTTAAAGATGTAAAAATGCAGGGACATAGTTGTCCCTGCTAAGAAATACTAAATTAATTGTTTAGCTTTTCTATTACAGAAGTAAAGTAAACAGCTGCCTTACCTGTAAGTTTTGATATGATTGCTGAATCAACATCAATACCTGCGTCAGTAAGAGCATTAGTTAAAGAATTCTGTGCGTCTGCAACAGAAACTCTTCCACCACCGTTACCGTTAGATGAACTTCTAGCTGCTGGTGTTTTCTTTACATAAACTCCAGCTTTAGTTAGTATCATTCTAACACCATTTACAGATTCGCCCATCTGTTCAGCGATATCTGCTACAATTTCCATTGAGGTCTCTGGAGTAGGTTCTGCACTAGTGTACATATCTACTGCCTCTTGTTTTCTTGAATCTTCCCAAGCCATTTTTCTTTTTCTCCTTAATTTTCCGAATTTGTTTTCATAATCCTCGATTGATGTCGTGGCACGATAGCCTGGACACCAACCAGTCGAACTAAGCATTTGTTGATAAAATCTGTCACTCATAGATTTATTTCCATTAATATATATTATATGAAAAATTTAACCAAAAGTCAAGAACTATTTTTTTGTTCCTAACTAAAATGCTCTTTGATAGTTTCAATTTTCTCGTGCGCTTCGGCTATTCTATCTATTTGTGTTTCAATAGCTTCTACTATATTTGGGTGGTCGCCAATAGCTGTAGGATTTCGTAAATATACTGATATATTTCCTTTTGCTACTGCTATCTCTCCCTCCGCTTTCTTTATGATTGCTTCTAATAAACTATTCATTCTTCTCCATTTGCTCCTTTTACAAAACCATTAATAAAACGCTGTGTCTTATTTGGAAAAAGTAAGGCAAGTATAAATACGGGAAAAGTAAATAAAAACATTATAAATACAACTATTGTAGACAATAACCATTTTCTAACTAATAGGTTATCTGGATTAACTGCTCGAATAATTTTCCAAGCAGGCCAGTAAAGTGCGTACATAGCCGTAATTACACCACTTATATAAATTGCCAAAAATATTTCCATTGGTCTTTCCTTAATACTACTTAGATAGTACATTTACATACTTCTCTAAGTGTCTTAGGCTTCCTATATCATATGCCATACAAGAATGATAACCACCTGCAAACTCTAATTGAGGAAATAGAGTTTCACTTAAGTCTGTACACTCTATGGTATACAGTAGATAACACTTACAGCCGTACTTTTGTTCGTAAGTACGACCATCTTTCATTAGTTTTGTGTGTTCTCTTATTACTATCGCAGGATAGTTTTTCTTTCTTGCCCATACGATTTCACCCTCTTCAAATGTGTCAGAAACACACTGGTCAGGCAAGACAGAGTTTCGTATTCCATCATAATCTGTCTGAGCATACTTTTTAGGAATTCCTAGTCTTTCTATAATTCCTCTTACAAAAGAAGGCGAACGAAATATTCCTTTCGCAATATCTGAAACATTATCGCCATCTATGTATGATTGAGCTACATACTTTATTTCATCTTCTGTAGCCCCTGTTCCTTTTTTCTCGGCTTTTCTTCTAGCCTTATATTCTATATCTTCTTTGTGTTCTTTTATTATATTTGCTAATCTAGTTGTATTGTATGTTATGTTTAATATTTCACAGGCTTGTTTCTTTGTTATTGGTTTTTCTGCCTCTAGTAATTCTATTACATGACTAATATTAGCTTCAGTTAATTTTTCGTAATCTCTTTTCTTCGTTCTCATGTATGTAGTATAAGATTATAGCATAATGTATAATCTTCAATATGTCCTCTTTGTTATATCCGTTTTTCTTTCCATATCTCTGAGCATATTTAATAATATTACCTATACAAAATCCTTCTCCATGACCAGCGTCAATTGTAAACTCTGTAGTCTGTATACTACCTGAGCCATAATGTTTTGTATATGTAGAGTCTATATGCTCTATAATATCTTGTATTATTTGTTTTTCGTTATATTTATATTCAACCACTGGTAATCCTTTTATCATACCAAGCTAGTCCTTCGTCCCACCAATAAGGTTTATCACGGTGAGACCACTTAGCAAAGGTTGCTTTGTCTGTGTGATAGTATAATCTATAAGAACCAACTACATCTTTCTCGTCCTTTAGTTCGTCTGGCATTGCCATACCGAAAGGGGTTTGACCTTTGCGAGGCATATTTTTTGGTTCAGGTAATTTATTAATTACTTCCACTACTGATTTATGTTGTTTACCATAGCGATAATGATACTCGTCATTTAAAGCATTAGCATAGCAATGAACCCATTCAAAGTTATCAAGGGAAGACCTAGTCCATATCGTGCAGGGGTGATTATACATCATCGGCAGATACGGAGTTAGGGGTCTTTCCTCTAAAGGTAAATGCTTTATTTTTGCTTTCGCTTCATTTAATACCGAGTTTTCTTCTTTGGTCAATGCTCTTGGAATAAAACCTAGTAAGTCGTCCACCCATATAGCCGTACAAAGAAGCTGTGCAGCTTCTAACGGCATTTTTACTATGTGTTTGTCTACATGGTATTCCGCACACTTATCCAAATCTTCGTCTAGGTAAAATAAATTCATATAGTATATTATACAAAAAAATTAACCAAAAGTCAAGAATTATTTTTCAGTTGTTTGTGGTGCTGCTAGAGCTAGATGAACTAGAACTTGTAGAGCTAGTTGTGGTTGTAGTTGTTGTACTAACTGGTGCTGGTGTTGGAACTGGTGTAGGGGCAGGTGTAGGAACAGGCCCTGGTGTTGGAGCTGGTGTTGGTGCTGGTGTCGGCGCAGGTGTTGGCACAGGTGTTGGTGCTGGTGTCGGCACAGGAACAGGCTCAGGCTCAGGTGTGACAATAGGTTTCGGTGAGCTTGACCAATCTACCTCATCAAGTAAATTACAAGCTGATACGAATACTACTGTTAAAATTATGTTTATTATTTTCATTACTATATTATACTAAACTTTTGACCAAAAGTCAAGAACTATTTTTGCGATGTTAAAAATAAGCTAGGGACGGGAATCCCTAGCTTTCGTAAAGTCATTTGTCTTTTGCTTTACCAACATTAATTGCACACCAGTCGATTACCCAGTAAATTTTCTTTACCCAAGCATCATCTTTCGGTGTAGGTGTTAGAGCCGCAATTAAAGACGCTCCTGCTACAATCCAAGGGATAACCATTAGCCATCTCACTATGTATTCAAAAAATTCTAGCATTTTACTCTCCTTCTTTATCGACATCTATTTCTAGATGGTCTATGATGAGGTCTAATTTCTCATCTACTTCTTCTAACCAGTCTTCAATCTCTTCAAATCTCTCTTGAACCCACTCGTGTTTTTCAAACCACGAAGAAGCTTTCTCAAGTTTTCTTTTCCAAAATAAAGCCTTTAGAAACTCAATCATTGTTTACTTACCGCCAAAAGCTTTTCCTGCTTCTGATATACCAAATGCTCCCAATGTTACTATCACAAATGATGTGTAAATTGTATCTGATATAACTAAGTCTTGTCCTAAAAATGCTGTGACTAAATCACATATTCCAAATACTGTCATTAAGAAAAATGATATAAAGCCAATGATTGCTTTTTCGTTTATATCATTGTCATCTAGGAATAAGTCCATAAACTTTCGCTTACCAGGCTTTAACCTGCCTCGTTCTTGTTTCATTTTTTCGATTAAGTCTTCAGCTGCGTCGAGTTTATCGACTAACTTCATATACTTATCTAAATCTATTTGGACTTCATTACGGCTGTTGTCCTGACTCATCTCCGCCATTTTCTGTTACCTTACGGTAGTAGATTACTACCTCCTTGAGCTCACGAATATATCTTTTTAACTCTTGCATATTGTATGCCATTAGTTCATAATCTTGCACACTCATTGCAAAAAAGACTACTTCTCCTTGCTCCTTTTCTACCCTTTCGAGAAACTCATCTATGTTCTTTTCTGATACTACATACCAGTAAGGTTCTTTTAAATCTATTTCTCTGGGCAATACTGGTTGTATGATAGTTCTTTCTATTGGTTTTGCACTAATCTCAATCTGTTTAGTTGGGAGTAGACTGCAATTCGATACCGTCATCAGCACTATCAATATCCCTGCTATCTTGTTCAATTCCATTAAATACTTCCTTAGTTGCTTTATTTACTCTTGGCTCTATAAGCCCTGGCTTTGCAGCTGCTAACTTACTTAAATCGTGTCTTTTAAATATATCTAAGTAGCGATTCATCTCTGCTTCTATTTCTTGATTTTTACTTTGCATATCTATTAAACTCTTACCTTGCAACGCAAAATCATTTTGTAAACTTGTTATTGTTTCCTCTTGTGTTTCTACTGCGTATTCTAGTTTGGCATTATTTGCCTTTAGTGTTTGGTTTTCATTCCATAGATAATAAGTACTTCCGCCCAATGCTACTATTAATGCTAATAAAAATTGATACATTACTTATTTTCCTCTATAAATTCTTTTAGTAAAGCAACTGTTACTAATTTATCTACTTCTTCGTCAGGTATGAGAATTCCATACTCTTTCTCTACATCTAGTACTAATTCTACTGTATCTAATGAATCAGCTCCTAAATCGTCTACGAAATGTGAATTATCTTTTACTTGGTGTAATTCACAGCCTAATCTTTCTGATATAATCTTTTCTAACATTATAACTCCTCAATTCGATAGTGTAATCCTTGTACACTCCTGATTTCAATTAATTTTCCATCATTATCTCTAAATTTCAAATGTTTTTCTTTCTGAGTTATGACTTTTTTGGATATAAATTCTTTATCATCACTATCGCCCCACTCATTATTATAGCTTACTGTAATTCTGTATCTGGTTATGAACAGGCTTTTCAACCACTGCCAAAACTTAT